CCCTCATTCTCTCTGAGTTTCTTGATGTTATCAGCGTATTTCTTCACGCTGTTTGCTATCTTAAAAGTCTGAGCTGCGAACTCCTTAGGAGAGCAGTTAGCTATTGTTTTCATCTCTGTACCTCCATATAAGGCGAATACCCCGACTATTGCCGAGGTATTCTATTGTCTGTATTCAGTTGTTTATGCTTATACGCCTGCATTGACAGTCAGAATAGCGGCATTTGTCATAACGCTATCTGTGCCGTTGCCGACCTTACAACGATACTGTGTACCGCTGTTATCAACGATAACTTCGCTTGATGAAAGAGAAAGTGTTGCAGATGTTTCTCCGGATATATCCGTATAACCTGCATCAGTTGTTCCCTTTGACTGCCACTGATATGTCAGTGTTCCGGTTGTTGTTGTTGCTGCTACTGTGAAAGATGCAGTTGAACCGGCTGTCTTTGTTACGTCTGAGGGCTGTGTTGTGATAGCAATTGTGCCGTCAGAACCGCTCTTGATGTATACCTCAAAAGGTACATCGTCAATATCCTCAATGTCATAATGACCGTGGAAGTCAGCTGAGAACTGGCCCTTACCGTTCTTTGTAGATTGGAACTGGAAGCCACCGGTATTAAGAGCATTCTTGATGTGAATTGCCACAAAACCGCCATTTGTGTTGTTATTCTTGTCGGAATAGTCACCAACAAGCCATATATCCTTGAAATCATCGTCCTTAAGACTGTTTCTCGGAATAATATGGGTAGAATTATTGGTATCAAGATCGGCTGCTGTTATAAGCATCTTTCCGAGGTTGTTGTCAATGGTGACAAAGGTTGTGGAAAGAGCCGGATCATAATACTCAATCTTCTTGCCCTGCTTTGTATTATTCGGTACGTTGTCAACATCTGCGAAGTAATCGCTGAATGTAGGGTTTGTGCTAAAGGAATTACCGCCAGTTGTTGCACCGATAATGTTAGCCTTTGTATAGCTTCCTGTTGCCGGATCGAATGTATTGAGAATGACTCCGGCATTGATCTGAATTGACTGGAATGTGTCAAGTCTGACCTGTGTATACTTAGCCATTAGCCTTATACCTCCTATCTCTTAATTTTCTGTAAAATACTCAACCTGTATATTGAGTATGATCCTTTTTATCATATTGTCTGTGCTGTCACTTGAAAGCTGAGAGAACGGAGAGCCGCGTTTTATCCATATTGTGCCGCCACTGATAGCCGATTGAACGCCGCCCATTCCGAGGAACTCAGATATTTCATCTTTCTTTGTGATAGCCGGAAGCCAGGAAGAGTCACGATACCATAACGAAGCTGTAAGATATACAGCATCACCGAAAGAGTCAGTCTGTACCTCATATGTGATATATGGGAATGCAGGTTGCTTATCCTCAGAAAAAACGCTGTTCTCTTCATATGCCGGAATGCCAAAACCACTCCAAAAGCTGTATAGAGCTTCTTCTTTCACCGATACCGCCCCTCTCTGACTAACTTAGTATAATTGCCCTTAAAATTTTATAAGGGCTTTAAATGCATTTAAACGCTTGCTGGAAGTGTGAATAATTCAGCGGAACTCTGCCGCATATCAAGAGATGCGCTTTCAGGAGTTTTTTTGTTGTTTCCGTCACTTGTTATGCGGAAATACTGTCCGTCAGATACTCTCTTGATAACGTCCATAGGTTCAAGCGTGACCGCTTTACTTGTGGTAATCGTGCAGTTTACACGCTCTGTAAGTGCATCTGCTACCTTCTGCAATGCTGAATTATGAAAGTCAGCTGTTGCCGGGAACTCTGCTCCCTCCACATATGTCACTATATAGCTGCCAACACTATCTCTCACCATTGTCTTTTCCATAAACACAAAAGGCTCATACGACTCTGATAATAAGCTCATATTGAAATCCTCCTGTATGTGTTAAGCCTTGACGAGAACTGTGATTGCCACGTTACTGCAGAGCCACCGCTTGCAGAACTGCCGCCGCCTTTAGAATAGCTATATCCTCCAAAACTCTCAGATGTATAGGGAGACATATTTGTGCTGTCAGCGGCTTCGTTCTTTGTTCTCCACGCTGTTATATCATCGCAGAGCTGTTCAAAGTCTCTAGGTACTGACATACTCCATATCTCACCTGTAAAGCTCTCAGATCTCAGATTCGCTAAGTCCTCAGCTGTATTTTTCCAAACTCCGTCATTGAGTACAGAGCCTTTGATGCGGAAATACTGTCCATCAGCAAGAGTTGAAAGCGGAGCAGTACCGCTTACTATGGTAAATGTGCGCCTTATGATATCGCTGTCAGAGCGTAAGAAATAGTTCTTAATACTTGCACATACCTCTGTTAGTTTAGCCATATTGCTCCGCTACCTCCTTTATTCTTCACGCTTTCTGCGCTTTTTGGGCTTTTCTTCCTGTTCAACTGTTTCATTTTCGGAAAGTGCTGGAGCTTCTTTAACAGGCTCAGCAATTGTCTCAGAGACAGCCGCAATAACAGGTCTGTGTCTCACATTTTTATCAGTTGCAAGCTCTTCTATGCGCACATCAGAGGGAGTATACCCCTTGCGTGGGTATATATCTCCGATATTGTACGCATAATCACTGTCCTGTAAATCTGTGAAATACTCGATAGCTTTATACATCGAATCACACTCCTGAGCTTACTACATCAGCAATGTAGAGTGAGTCAGGATTAACAAGAATCGGGATAAATACTGCGCTTGCTCTTGTCCAAAGAACAGCCGGATCGTGTTCTGTCCACTGATCGATATAGATAAATCTGCCGTTAGAGCTGCCCTGTGTTGCGATAAGCTTGTTAAGCTCTGCCGGAGGTACACCCCAAAGACCTGCACCTACTCTGCCGTTCGGCATTGTTGCAAAGAATGTGATCTTGTTCTCAGGGTAATATCTCAGTGTTGAGAGTGAAGCAACAGAAGTTGATGCTGTGAAGCCCTCGTTATCAGGATTGTAAAGTCCGTCAGCCTCAACAATCTTCTCAATACCGTACTCAGTTGCAAGGTAATCATCAAAGCTTGAACGCTTTACAGTTGCTCCGCTTGCAGAGCTGCCGTTGATAGCTGTCTGAATCTTCGTATTCTGACGCATCTTTGTGATATTCTTGCGACTTGTCATAATACCGTTGATAACAACGCCCTTAGCCTTTGCGCTGTCAATTACATTCTGAATTGCTCCGAGAATGTCTGCGTTAGGGCTGAGGTCAACTGTAAAGCCCTTCTGATCGTTGCTGAGACCAAAGTCAATTGTAAGGTCAAGGTTATTCTCACCGATTGTTACCTTACCAGTTGCCATAATCTCATACTTAGCAACGAGTGTTCTTGTCTTTACCTGCTCCGAAAGTGTTCTTGCATCGTTGAAGACGTAGTCAAGAAGTCTGTCGGGAACAGTAACACCGCTCTGCATAGCTTCGAGAAGTGTCTCAGATGTATTGATCTTAACCTTGATAAGGCCTTTCTCGATTTCGTGATTTTCAAGTGTAGGTCTTACAGTCTTATTAGCTTCTGTATCAAATGCGTGATACTTAGCCATTTTAGGAACAAGCTGCTGCTTGCTGATTGAAGCCCAGCGTGCCTTAAGGTTGTCGCTCTGCTCATCGTTGAAGAGCTGATCTATTGGCTCATTAGGTCTCTCAGGATTGAAAGGGAACTGTAACCACTCTGCTTCTGAGAGCATACCGTTTACGCCGTTTGCCCAGTTAATAGCCATATTCCTTATCCCCTTTCTTAAGCTTTAGTGTCTGCTGTCGCAGAGCCGGAAGCAACTGCACAACCTGTTGAGTCAACAGATGCAACAGTTACCTTGTAAGTGTCGGTGATTGTATAGTCGGAATCGTCTGTATATGCAGACCACTCTGTTGTATCAAGCTCCTGACCATAGTAAACAGCCGGTGCAGTTGTAGCATCGCCCACCTTGTAAAGATACTTCTCACCTGCAGCCGGTGTATAGCCGGATACTGCAAGATGTGTCTTACCACTTGCTGCACCCTCTGTTGAGGTTACAGTAATTGCTGAAAGTGAGCCGTTAGGCTGCCACTTAGGACGGATAACGTCAGGCTTTGAAGCAATAAATGTAAAGCCCTTGCCCTCGAGTGCAGACTGAACGCCGCTCTCAGCACTTGCAGGGAGTCTGTCAAGGTATACAGTACCGGAAAGGACTACTGAACCAGGCATAGCGCCGGATGTAACATCAACGTCCTCATATACGATGCCCTCAACAGTTGAGCTGCTATTTGCAGGGTAGAATGTACCTGCTTTAACGATCTTGCGACCGTCAGCGAGAGTTGTTGCAAGTGTCTGCGGAATCTCTCTTGTAAGTCTTACACAGTTTTCATCGTCATTTGCAAGGAAAAATCCGGGAGCAAATGAACGAGCCGTGTTGTCGTTCTGAATGAATGACATATTATTCCTCCTTTGCTGCGGAATTGCCACTATCAGGCTTTACGCCGTAGTGATCGTAGTTATATTTTTCAGTAAACTTCTGCATAGCCGCCGCAATTTCATTCTTAGGCTTTTCCTCAGTTTTATGAGGTGTAGGTGGAGTGTGGCTCTCTTTGCCCTCAACAGGCTTGTACTCACTCCATTCCTTTTCGATACTCTCAATAAGCTTGTCAGTATCTTTCATTTTGCCCTCATCGTCAAACTGTACACCGTCAACATAACCACCGAATTTAGTGATTTTATTGATGGCATTCTCAGAATAGCCCTTATCCTTAAGCATAGCCTTGAAAGCACTTGTCTTCTTAGCTGTTGTCTCTTTGGACTGGATCTCATTCTTAAGCTTGTCGTGGGCTGCCTTTTCAGACTCATACTTTCCCTTGTAATCGTCTTTCTTTGCGGTTTCCAGCTCTGCTTTTGCCTTTTTAAGCTCTTCCTGTACCTCGGATAGCTTATCGGCATCGTCTTTGTACTTTTCAAGCTCTGACTTCAAGGCGTTTACTGACTCCATATGAAGCTCTATAAGGCTTTCCTTCTGTTCGTCAGTGAGTCCCATTGCATCAAGCTTTTTTCTTGAAAATGTACTTGCCATTTTTAATACCTCCGTTACTTTGGTGACGTTTCTTTGTCATTCGGTATGTTTTTGCAGAATTACTTCTCTGCTATTTGGTGTTCATCGCCGGTATTTACCCG